CCTGCACTATCAATTTTCAGTGCATCAGTTGCGGCAGTTTGAAATCTTAAATTATCTCCGTCATGTTCATAAATAACTGCTCCTCTTGAATTACCTCCACTATCGTTAAATGCAATTTTACCATTAGAACTCGCACCACTTAATATTGACATACCAGAAGCACCACTACCTTCTATTACTAACTCATCAGAATCTGTAGCCACACTAGCACTACTATCTGCTGTTTTAATATGTAATCCTGTGCCTAAATCTTTTGAAGATAAACCGCTTGTTGCAAAATAATTATCTGCGTCTGCACTAACACTAGAAAAAGATAAAGTACCACTTCCATTAGTTGTTATTGCTTGACCATTAGAACCATCAGATAAATTGAGTTCTGTTACTCCTACAGTATTTGCACCCGGAGTAATAGTTCCTACACTCTTTGCTTGATGAACAACATAAATATTGTTTGTGCCGGTAGGAGGTGCACCAGTAAACGATAGTGTTGTTCCAGAAACAGTGTATGCTGAGTTAGGGTCTTGTCTTACATTACCAACAAATACCTCAATGTCTAATGTTGAACCCGGTGCTACATCTAATGTAAAATCTGTTGTGCTATTATCACCATTAAACCTCTTACCTTGAAGAGATTGAAATTGGTTAGTAGTATCTATAGGTGTCCCTAAGTATCCCATTCTACGTTATCTCCATGATTGACACAGCAATGTCAGCCGCACCCGATGCTGTTAATTTTAACACATCAGTCGTCTCCATTACTATTTTATTTCCACTTAATAGTTCTAGTGTACCGCCCACAGGAACTGGTGCATTGGTTACTAACTCAACATCTTGGTTAGCTTCATCGTTCGCACCTGCTCTGTTTGTTGTATCAGAACTCAACGTAACTGTTGCAGTGATTTGACTAGTTGTTGTATTTCCTATCATGACACCAAGAACAACAGTTGTTGTTGAACTGGCTACAGTATAGATAACGTCTTCACTAGTTACCCCTGCTTTAGTTATTGTTTTAAAAGTATTAGCCATTTATCCTCCTATTATCCTAAAGCAATTGCCAGTGCCGTTGGGTCTTCTGTAGAAAATCCTTGACCTGTCATATAAGTTGTTAATCGAGATAGTGCCGCTTTTCTATTTGTTCCGCCTGCACCATCATCTACTACTATTAAATCAGATGTAGTTAAATCTGCTCCTATATCTGTAGCACCATCGATGTCTACAGCGTCTACGGAAACTTTGTTTGCTGTTGAAATTGTTGCTAGTTTTGAATCAGCAATTGCCGCACTTGAATTAATATCTGCATTGACAATACTATCTGATAAATTTAATTTTGAATAAGCAATTGCCGCACTAGCATTAATATCATCATTAACAATAACACCAGAACTAATAGCCGCAACACCTGTATCAGCTATAGATATATCTCCCGATACAACATTGTCAATCCATTTTGATGTTCCTGTATCATAAAATAATAAAGAAGCATCTGCAGGACTTGTTATATTAGTGTCTGTTAATTCTGATAATTCATTAGCGGTAGCTACTTGTGAGTCAACATAAGCTTTAATACTTTGTTGTGACGCTACAGCCGTTGCTGAATCTGAAGACATTGTATCTTCATCTAAGAATGCTGTACCACTTAGTGTGCCATTTAATACTGGGCTTGTTAAAGTTTTATTTGTTAATGTTTGAGAACCTGTTAATGTTGTTACAGTAGAGTCAATTGCTATATCATTAGCATTTGCTGTTATACCTGTACCCCCAACAACGTTTAGGGTTACATCACCGCTTGTTCCGCCACCAGTTAAACCATCACCGGCAACAACAGAAGTTATATCACCTGTAGGTACTGTTGCTACCTGTGCATCAACATAAGCTTTAATAGATTGCTGTGTTGCTAATTGTGTAGCAGAATCAGATGCCATGTTATCTTCATCTAATACGGCTGTACCAGATACGCCTGTATTTAAAACAGCACTTGTTAATGTTTTGTTTGTAAGTGTGTCAGTTGTAGCTCTGCCAACTAAAGTATCTGTAGAAGTAGGAAGAGTTAATGTACCTGTGTTAGAGATACTTGAAATAATAGGTGTTGTAAGAGTTTTATTTGTAAGAGTCTCTGTTCCTGCTAGAGTTGCAAAAGAACCATCCGATAAGGCAGTGTTAAATTCTGCTGTTGTACCAGTAAGTGTACCCTCTGATAAATCTAAAGTTAAAGTGTTATTAGCACTATCAATAGTTTTATTTGTTAATGTTTTTGTTGTTGCAGATAAATAAGTGTCTAAATCTGTCATTGCTACCTGTACCATTGTACCGGCATCATTAAAGACAACTCTATCAGCACCTGCTACTGTTGTTGATGTAGCTGCTGTATCACCATCAAGAATATTTAATTCGGTAGTGGTAATTGTAGCACCGTCTAAAATTTCTAACTCAGCTTCAGATATTTCTGCCGCACCAATTGTTACTGTTCCTGCAAAAGTAACATTAGCACCACTAAAGGTCATTGCAGTAGTTGGCGTAGAACCCGATTTAATTATTAATTCACCAGAACTATTTGTTAAACTACCATAAGTAGTACCACCATCTTTTAATACAATGTCTGCACCATCTGCATCTAAAGTAATATCACTAGCCGCATCAATAACAACAGCACCATCAGATATTACATCTAATTGACCATCTGTGCTTGAATATACATATGTTCCTGTATCTTGAAAATATAATTTTTCTGTACTGTTAACAAGAATATCATCAGAGAATTTAAAGTAATCCTCATCTTCCATCCATGTTAATAAACCGTCATTTGTTTCCCCATCGAATGTAACAGCTATGTCTGTAGCGGCTGTACCATCACCAATAGTAAGTGCTGTGCCTAATAACTTTGTTATTGGCCCGCCTTCTCCTGTTGTTCCGTCATGGGTATGACCTGTACTAGAAGCAAATGCTGATTCTATCTGATTGAACTCATTATTAAAATGAGATGCCTCAATCGTAGAACCATCAGTAATGTTTCCAGATTCTTGTCTTGTGTATGTTGTTCCCATTTATCTTCTTCCTCCGGGTATAAATTCTAATTGGTATCCTTTAAATGATATTGGTAAATTATTGGATGATTCTTCTACACGAATTGCTACAGTAAATCCTCCACCTTCAACAGATTGTCTAACTAAGTTAGCACCTGATGAACCATAAACTGCTGTTCCATATGTTGAACTAGCTAATCCATAAATTGCTATTCCTGCTCCTGTTGATAAAGTATATGGGGCAGGTTGCGGTATATCGGGACTATCAAAATCATAACGTAATTTAAAATTAGCATCTACGTTACCATCATTTTTATAGTTCCAAATAACTCGTTGCATACTTTTACGAATACCGGGGTCTCCCATTGTCATATCCGGTGTTCTGTAAAAAGCATTTATATTTACTGTTCCAGATGCTCTAGTAAATACATTTCCAGATTCTTGCTTATAAACATATCCATCATATCCGCCAGATATAATTGTTTCATTTCCACTGATAAAATCAGAATCTGAACTTGATGTTTTTAATCCTATTATTTCTGAATACTCAAAACCTAATTGGCCTGTATTAGGATTTACTTTTGTAACTAATATTAATCCTTTTGCAGATGCTTCTGATTGGTCAGCACTTGTTGGATAAAAAATACGATATTGTGATTTTCCTCTTATAACAAGTGAATTAACATTATGTGTAGTAATATCATCTGTAATTTCTTGTACTTGTTTAGATATAGTTCCTAACTCTACGTCACCGATTTTATCTGTACCGGCAATTGTACGAAGTCCATCTGGTGCTAAAAATATAACATCACCTGCAAATTCTTGTATACTTCTACCATCAACACAACCTATTTTTCTAGTTACTGGTTGTAAAGTAAAATCTGCTAAAGATGTTCCAACTAATTTAAATATTGCATCTTCACACAATATAAATAGATTATCACGAAAAACTTTTAATCCTACAACATTTGAGTCAACTTTAATTTCACCACCACCATTTGCTGATGTAAAATCATTAGTAGCAAACGGAGCCATAAATTTAACTGATTGTTTATTACTTCCATCACCAGAAAAAAATATGTGATTTTTAAATATTTCAACAAATTTAAAATTAGCACTTCCTGTTGCATTTACATTAGTAACACTATAACTTGTATCGATAATTCTAGGAGTAGATGTTGCTGAACAGATAACTATTTTTTCTGTTCCATTAAAGTTAAACTTTTTAAACTCATAGTTTTGAGTAGGTGTTCCTAAGCCTGTTACAACAGATGTCCATGAACCTGTTGTTCCTGCATAATGAATACTACCACCTCTTGCTGCTAAAACAACG